CCTGCTTTTATTCTTTTACGTTTTGCATGTATGTTTGCGTATAGTCCTGGTTTTTTTGGCATGTTATGTCTCCGTACCTAATAGTCTTTTTCGTTTAAGTTTTAAATCTGTATCTCTTAATCCTTGAGGTCCTGTCAGCATAGTTGCTCTTCTAGATGTTTTACTTTTAGATTGTATTTGTTGTTCAGGGCTAGAACCTGATTGTACTTTAAGTCCTGGGTTTAAACCAGCAACAAGTGCTGTGGGCATATTATCTTTCATTTTCTGTGGGTCAGATATTTTAACATCTTTCATGCCTGTACCCTTACTTAAAGCTCCCATTTCAACTAGTTGATCTATAGCTCTTTGCATTGCACCCATATTAACTCTCTGTACCTAATAGTTTTTTACGTGTTATTTCTTCTTCAGATTGTAATCCTTGTGCTGAAGTCATAATTGTAGAACGTCTACCTCGTCTAGCAGCATATTGCTTTTTAACCATACCTGCAGCATCTTGCATCGCAGCTGATGGATCAGGAGCTGTAGGAGCTTCAGGAGGTTCTGGCATACTTGGTGATCTAGGCAAAATACCTATTGATTGAAGTGGTCTTGTTACTAATCTTGTAACTGATCTTACTGCGCTACCCATTATTTACCTCCTTATTGTACGTATGGCCTGTCACTGTATATCCCATCTTTTCATAAAACTTCTTAGTTCTTTCAGGATTAATTCCAGTTGATGTTGCCGGGTTTAGTCTTTTTGCGCCCTTTTTTATAGCCCATGTTTCAAAGTCTCTAAATAGTTTGACCGCAGCTACCGATCCTCGTTTTGTCTTATCGACGTAATATGTGAGGTCTGACGCATATAAGTCTTTACCAAAATAGTACTCTGTTATGAAGCCAATGAACACCCCTATTATCTGATTATTATGGACTGCTACCTGTACAAATTGGCTGTGGATACAGGTAAAGAGTAATTGTTTAAGTTTTTCTGGATCAAAATCAAGGTCTTTGAAATGTGATTCTTGGTGCATACGATACCCAAGTTCTATAATTTCCTTGATATCACCAGGTTCAGCTGGTCGTGTTATCATGCAAGTATTGAATAGTCTCCGTCTGCCTGACGAGGTAGGTCCTTCATACGCTGGTCTTGTTTATTTCTCATACCAAGTGCTAAATACCTAAAAGCATCACAAGCATGACTTGTCCAGTCATGTAACGGTTTATCCTTAAACGTCTTGTTCTTTTCATCAAAGTCTTTACGATATTGACGTAGTGCTTCGATAAGTAAGCTACACTTGTCTTCATCAAAGTAACAGCGTGGTAATATAGTCCTTGCGGCTTCAATACCATCATCTATCCTTAGATTCGGTGTTACTCTAAATCTGATACCAAGTTCACGGGCAGATTCTAATCGACTGCGTCCTGTGCTCATCTCACGTACTTTAATGTCGTGTGGGGCGATGTGGTCCCCGTATACGTAATCTTTCTCTCTGAGTATCTTAGCGTAGTGTGCTAGACCTTCTCCTGAGTTTTCATAGTAATCGATAATACGTATCTCATTATAGTGGTGCTGGAAGAAGATAATACTGGTCGAGTCTCCCATACCAAGGTCCCATGAGGTGTGGACATCGAGTAATGGATCATATGGTACTTTAGTAATACGTTGGTCTGCTAGGGCTTTTGCCATGAGGTTACCATAATATGAACCAACGAGAGGAGCATCGAATGAACAGTAAAATTCTTGTTGGATCATCTCTTCTGGCATACCAGATTCGCGTTCATCTTCAATAGCGTCTAGAGAGACTGCCTTAGTATCTTCGATACTCAGTACTTGACTAAACCACTTCTCATTCTTACGTGACATATCAAGTAGATCGTAACCGTGGTTACGGCCCCTAGCTGTATATATAAATACGGCCCAGCCGTCGTTTTCAGCAAGTATCGGTCTAATATATTCCCAGGCCCTTGGGTCTTGGACCGAGTACTCAGAGAATATTACTCCGACTGGGTTGGCACCTATCAGTCTGTCAACGTTGTCGGTACCAACAACTTGGTAGATAGAGCCGTTTTTCAGTGTTAACCTCATTTCCGTATTATTCTTGCTTTCAACAAGTTGTTCTGGAAAGTGGTCAATAAATTTGCGACCGTCCCTGGTCATACCGTCCCACGCGATCTTTCGTCCTTGGTTATATGTGGGAAATAAATGCCAGTATAATCCTGGTCGTTTGAGGGCTGATACTACGCACCAGTTAATACTTGCTAAGTCTTTGCCAGCACGTCGATGCCATACGGCAACTGCACGTTTACCGCCGTCTTCTAAAAATTTCCAAAGTGGTAACTGATAGTGACGCGGTTTCCAATCATACGGAATCCTTATCTTCATCTAAATCAGCGTAGTTGACAACTTCTATTGTCACATCTCCTGTATTGTGCTGTTCTACGGCTTTACGTTTCGGTGCAATATACTGAGCTAATTCCTTAAAACACTGGAATTTAAGTTCAGGGCTTGTGGTAGGGTCTGCGCTGATCATTGCCATACCCTCAATAGGATCGACACCTAGATCATCTAGCTTTTCAGTTAACTCTCTAGAACGTTTATTAATCGCTCCTTTCGGTCTACCTGCACCTGGTCGTTTACCGCCTTTGTCTGCCATATATGTATTTATAACATTTATTGCTTGTGTTGTACACATTTGTTATCGGATTATGTCTGATGGCAAAATGGCCCCGATAGAATTTCTGGGTTGGAAGAAGAGAGGACTTGGGACGTGTATAGCGCCCCCGGGGCCCTCTTTGGAAAAACAATAATATAGGAGAAAAACAATGAGTACAAACATAAAAACACAATGCGACACTTACGATATCAACAGGTTTTACCGAGGTGATGAGGAGTGTGTGCAGATAATTACTGACGCGTGTAAGGATACACGTGAGAACGGTCCATATACTGACATTGATCGTGTTCAACTAACTAGGAAGGAGGCCTTAATGTTGGTTGAAGACTTACTTAATTTCGTTGAGCTTGACTAACCCTCAAGCTTAACAACACACCAACACTCACCCAGTGATGGGTTTAATTAACTAACAGGCGAAAGCCGGGAGGTACAACATGAGCACAACAATCGACGAAAATGCTCTTTGTCCGATATGTGGTAATGATGAAATGGCTGAAATAACTGAAAGTTATCCAGTCACACATATTACCCATGAGTGTGATGATTGCGGGTTCAGGACCGAAGTCATCTATCACAAAGGACCACTTCATGGAAAGCTAGGCGATCTATGATGTGAGCTCCTGAGCAAGAGTAAAAACTGCTCAACAACAACTAACTATATAGGAGGTGACTTATGTGGTATCACATAATGATCGTGGTAATCTGGACCATGATTGCAATCGTTGCAATACATGGATAATTAACAACAACAGGAGACGACAATGGCAATAAGACGCTATGTGTCTGACTCTGATGGTAACCAGTTCACCCTCGTAGGTACTGGCTCTATATGGGCTAAGCGTACTTATGAGGATGAGTTCTGGCCACTAACAGACGAGGACTATGACGACATGTGTCACTGGACTGAGCTCACACCACGTGAGATCAGACAGAGACTAAGTAAATAACAACAACACAGGAGACGACTATGTATGAAATACAATACATAGCTGGTTTCATCGGTGACGTTGATGGTACAAGTGAGGTTATCCATGCTGATGACCTCTTTGGCCCTGACAGTCGATTTACTTTCGACGATGACGGCACTGAGTGCGTGTTCTTCAGTGAAGATCGCTTACGCGGTCTGGCTGTAGGCGAGAGCACAGGACCAGCAACATTTGTAACATATACGATGGCGGTTAAGCGCATATCGTAATAGGACGACACGCCACATGGACGTGGCACTAACACAGGAGACAACTATGGCAAAAGTAGTTATAGTCTTTCGTAGCACATGCACGTTAGACATACCTGCCGACGCTGAGTATCTACGTGAGCTTGACAGCGATGCGCTCATGACATGGGTTCGTGAATCCCATGATCTAAGTGCGCATGAGGCTGAAGAGACTTATGTGGATGATGTGACGGTAGAAGAGTAACACGGAGGTATGTCAGCCACATGGACGTGGCAACGATTTATATGTAATAGGTAACAGGCATGCAAGCCAGGAGGTACGCCTATGCACTAGGTAACTGACAATTAGAACTTGTACAACATGAAACCGCTTCGGCGTCTCGGCTATAGGCCGGCCGAGAAGGGCGCGAAAAAAGGCGTCCATGAAGCGGGGGCGAAAAAGGGGGCGCCCGAAGGGGAAAAAAACTGTATATAAATCAATAACTTAGGGCCCTGCTACCAGAATCAAAAGCCATTGCCCTAGTCCGTTAAAAAGTGTATATAAATCAATCACTTAGGACCCTTGCCAGCAGTCTATTGCCCTCAATCCAAGGCGCCTGCGCCCGATAAAACATGATATTTAATCAATTCCGGAGCCGTAAAATAATATGCATATTTTTTACCAAACTGTTGTACCTCTGATTAATTCCGTTATACAATAAACTATCAGCTCAATTAAGAGTTGTGTAGAAAGGAGAAAATTATGGAAACTAAAATCGTAAAACCAACAGCAGCTGTAATGGCTGCAATCAAAGCTGCTGCACCAGCTACAAAACCGGTAAAGCAGAAAAAAGTTAAGCAATTTACGCTTAACAACTACACAAAAATTGACAAGTGGGACAGAGCTTTGCCACCGCAAGCTAAAGATATCGCAACTAAGTTGCATAACTACGGCATTGAGTATGGTAAAGCATACACCCGCGAGAAAATCTCGGAAGCAATGAAATTCATGGCTGACGCGATTACGGAGTCTTCCGGAAAACAATGGACTAAGCAAGAACCATACAGGATATTTGCTTACTACGTAAAACCAATGCGTGAAAACGGATTGCTTACAATCTCGTAAGCTTTTCCTCAGAGCCTGTCGAATTATGAGTTCGGCAGGCTTTTTTTATTTTTCAGATCTGGACTTTACGATAGGGGGGACACAGAAGGGTACGCTGTAAATCAGATTTATACAGCGAATAATATTCGTGATATAATAATATTATAGTAAGAAAGGAGAAAAACTATGAAATATATATACAACGTGGATATTGATGGGGACGGCCAAATAAACGACCTTATTAAATTCCTCGATAAATATAACGGTACATTTGAAGTTATACAAGCTACCGGCCCTGCCGGCGGCAACCCATACGTCAAATTTACCTTAAATAAACAAATGTCGACAGAAGATTTACAAATCTTCCAAATAGACTAAAAAGGAGTAAAATAATGAAACCAGTAACATTAATTATGGAAATTACAGTAGATAAATCTGTAGTCGAAACAGTAGGACATACACTGGGCGAACATCATTGCAATAAATGGGTAAGTCCAGAATATCCTACACAATACGAAGCAACACAAGCTATTGTAAATGAATGCAGATCGTGGCTCGACCATTATGGTCTGCAGCCAAAATTCAGGATAGACGAGTGAACATATTCGTATTAGATGAGCATCCATATGCAGCAGCTAAGTATCACTGCGACAAACATGTTGTCAAAATGCTACTCGAGTCTGCTCAAATGCTCTGTACAGTAAACAGGCGATATGGTTTATATGCACCATACAAGCCAGTACACCAGAAACATCCATGTACGTTATGGGTAGGCGAGTCTGTACAGAACTACAGTTGGATGATACTATTAACACATGCACTACAGCAACAATATGCTATACGTTACGGTAAGGTACACAAATCTTATGAGGCTGTCATGAAGCTATCAACTGTCGAAATATACCAGCGTCTACCAGATATCGGCATGACACCATTTGCACAGGCTATGCCTGATCAGTACAAGCATCATGACCCTGTTGTAGCTTACAGGTTGTATTACGTTATGGAAAAAGCTAAGTTTGCACAGTGGAATCACACTGAAGTACCACAATGGTATAAGGAGGCGATGGCAGTATGAAAAATAAGTACAGTATTGACTACTTTGCTTTTATTCAAGAGCACGCTATATCAGACGATTTAGATAACAGGTGTCTCGCAAGAGACTTACAAGAACAAGGCATCAGAGCAGTACATAAACTGATTGATGATCCAGATCCTGCATGGGAGACAGATGTCGACCATAGAGTCGGCAAAGGCGGCAGGAACAGCAAGAATTACTCATACAATAGTAAAATACCAGAAGATTACAGGAAAAAATGGTATGAAGATTAGCCCTCTATATAAGGAACTTTTTGAAAAAAAATATTTTTTTTATGTTAAACGGTCCAATAAATACAATAGGCCAATAAAGTGTATAAAAATCATATATATAGGGACACCGAAAACATATTGGCCCTTTGACCCCAATACAATCTACGGAGAAAATCATGTCTAATAACATCGAATTAGTACGTTGTGACATCAGTTACGACCAAGAGGACCAGGAACGAGGAGTCGTGATCAAAATAATCTATCGAGACGGCGACGCTCTTGTCACCATGGCTCCCATACACGGGGACCCAGATATACTGACTGAGATCGTATCAAGAGAATTAATTGAAATAGGAGTATTAGGAGATGGACGAAAAGACTCTAAAACGCGTCACTAAATACCAGAAAGAAAAGAGAGCCAGTCTCAATATACCGAAGAGACTGCATAAAGCTCTTAAGATCGCGGCCGTACGTGAGTGTCGTACGATACCAGGCCTGATCATGTCTATGCTTATACGTTGTAAGCATGAGAAAAAGAATTTGCTGACACCGAAATCAGATGCACTGAATGAAGTGTCTGTAAATCAGAGTAAATCTGTTTTCACTCGTGAT